GCTCTTTCCAAGCTCGTAAAGCTCTCAAACAAGCTCATTAGAAACTCTGTGACACCCATAGAATCAATGGTTAGAGAAAGGCTTGCTTATGTTTTCTCAACCACAATGGAAAATGCATACTTGAACGGAACGGGGCTTCAGCAGCCTCTTGGGCTTTTCGTTGCTAGTGATGATGGAATTTCTACTAGCCGTGACGTTTCGACAGGAAATACGACAACCTCAATCAAAGCCGACGGCCTCATAGAAGCGAAGTACACCCTTGCAACCCCATACCTCAGAAATGCTCGTTGGGTGTTCCATAGGGATGCTCTAAAGCAGATTAGAAAGCTCAAGGACGGAGAAGGCCAGTATCTCTGGCAGCCTGGCATAACCGGGGATAGGGTAGATAACATTCTCGGAATCCCCGTTATAACCAGCGAATACGCACCAAACACCTTCACAAACGGGCTTTACGTCGGTCTTCTCGGGGACTTCTCGTACTACTGGATAGCAGATGCTCTCGATATGCAGGTTCAGAGGCTCGTCGAATTGTATGCAACAACCAACCAGATAGGATACCTCGCCAGACTTGAATCAGACGGTGCACCCGTTCTTGAAAGCGCATTCGTCAGAGTCACACTGGCGGCTGGATAAGGAGTGATTTGAATGTGGATGCTCAGTAAAGAAGTTCAAATAACAGAAGTGAAAGGCCCGACTGCCGCCGGGACAGACGACATTAAATCAACCGCTATCGACATAAGCAATTATGACGGTTGCGCGATCATGACGACTGTCGCGACGAAGAGCGCAAGCACGAATTACAACATAGTTTATGTCTACCAGTCCAGCGCAACCGCGTTGGATAGCTCAACTGAGACCCTTCTCGGGTCATACACGGTCACAAAGAATAATCTGACCGTGTTGCTTGATGTATTCAGACCCCGGGAAGAGTACGGAAAGTACATCATAGTCAAGGTCGCAAGAGCGACCGAAACCGCTGTTGGACCCATCTACGCCATGAGATACGCTGGAAGAGTCAAGCCTGTCGATAACACCAATGTTGCCGACAACGGTATCTACTCAGCCGCCCTCATCAACCAGGAAGATGCTTCCTAAGAGCCTCTAACGAGGCTCTTTCCTTTGAAAGGAGTGAACTAAATGCCAAATACATCTAACTATTCAGAACAAGGTGGCGCAAAATGGGTCGTTGGTGGAGAACTTAATATCGAATCCGGCGGGGCTTTGAAGATCGCGGGTACGGACAAAACCGCTGTTCTTGCTGCCGCAGTCTCAAACCCTCTCGCGGGTGCGGCCGCTTCCTACAAGCTCGCGCGCGGGAACGAAAGTTTCACCGGGACTACGGAAGTAACCTCCGGACTTACGACTGTTGTCTCTGCTGTTGCCACCCTCTCACAGGATATCTCGGCTGATTGTCTCTTTGTGTCAGTCTCGATCCCTGCCCAAACAGGCGGGAACGCAGGGAAATTTACGATCAAGGGCTGGAAGACTGCCGAAACACCCACAGCCTCGACCGAAACAGGGACGGCGGTATCATGGATCGCCATAGGGACGTAATTGTTGAGATAGACGGAAGACGATATATCCTCCCCGAACACATAGCCGCGCTACTTCAAAACAACGGAGTGGCGCGTGTTGTGTGTGAGACGGAGAAAACAAATTATGAAAGGAGGGGCGGCACATGAATTGGAGAGCAGTAGAAGAAGGTACAACCGAACCTGTCACTTTAACCGAAGTCAAGGCACATCTCAGAATCACGCATTCAGAAGAAGACACCCTCATAGGTTCACTCATAACAGCCGCCCGATCTTACGCAGAGGACTTCACCAGACGTTCTCTCATAACCCGAACAGCCGAGGTCCTGCTTGATGAATTCCCGGAAGATGAAATCTGGTTGCCCTATATGCCTGTCACCTCAGTTACTTCGATTAAGTACACAGACTACGAAGACACCGAGACAACACTTGACAGCGCCGATTACATCGTCGACACCTACTCAAGACCTCCGCGAATCGTATGCGCCTATGGTGAGACTTGGCCTGCAGATACACTCAGGCCAATAAACGGAGTCGCCATCAGATACGAATGTGGTGGCAGCGTTCCCGAGCCAATCAAGCAAGGGATCTTGATGCACGTTGCTCACCTGTATGAACACCGCGAAGCCGTCTACACAGGATACACGCTCATAACCACAATGCCTTTAGGCTTGGAAGCTCTATACTGGCCGTTCAGAGTTTGGGGGTGGTGATATGTTTGCCGGAGAACTCCGACATTACGTCACCATCCAGACTCCCACATTCACTCAAGACGCAGCCGGTGGTCCTACCGTCACATGGGGAACGTATGCGAATGTATGGGCTTCCATCGAGCCTTTGAAGGGCAAGGAGTACCTCGAAGCAAAGGTTCATTCAGAGATTGAGACGAGAATTGTAATCCGCGCACTCGACGGTGTAGAGGAAAAGATGCGGGTTCTGTGGACTCCTACCACTTACGAAATCGTGACTGTAATCAACGAGTACGAAAGAGACAGAGAGATGCAGCTCATGTGTAAGAAGGTGGAGTGATGCTCAAAGTCACGATTGAAGGAGCGGATGAACTGATAAGAAAATTCAAAAACCTCTCGGATGAACTCATGCTGGATGCTCTCGCAAAAGCCTCTGCACAAGGTGCCAAACTCGTAAAAGACGCAGCCAAAGCTAAAGCTCCAAGAGATTCAGGCAAACTTGCAGAAGGAATCGCGGTTACGAAGAATGCAAAGGGAAAAAAGGGCGTTCTCTCGGAAGTCTCCACAGCCGATCCCGATACATACTACGGAGTCTTTCACGAATACGGAACGGCGAAAATGTCAAAGCACCCATTCATGCGTCCGGCTCTGGATGAAAACCAGAACAAGATTCAGGAGCTTTTCAAAGAAGCGATCCGGGAAGCTGTTGAGAATTGTGAGGTGGGGAAATGATTGAAAAAGGACTTCTAACTCATCTCAAAGCAAACGTTGCACTCGTATCTAACAGAGTCTATGCCCAGTTCCTACCGCAAGATTCAACCTTCCCCGCGATTACGTATTCAACTATCTCCGGTGTTAGGAACTATCACCACAGCGGGCAGTCATACGCTGAACACAGAATACAGATAGACTGCTGGGCCGAAGGATACCTCGAAGCGAAGAACGTTGCGGCTCAGGTCCGGACGGCGTTGTCAGGTTACACAGGAACCTTCGATTCAAAATCGGTGATGTCTTGTTTTCTCTTGAACGAGACTGATCTTTACGATATGGATACACAACTACACAGAGTCATTCTTGACTTTAGATTCGCAATAGAAGAATAAAGGAGGAATTAACATGGCCAGTTCAGGAGTTGCCGCGTTCGGGACTTCTATATCCCCAAGCGCAGGCGAAATAACTAACATAACAGGGCCTGGAATCTCAGTTGACGAAGTTGAAATCACCAATCACAGCTCATCAGACGACTGCAAAGAGTTTGTACCCGGTCTCATAGACGGTGGCGAGTTCAGCGTAGAGGGCAACCTCACAAGCACTGTCGTCACAGGAGTCTACAACGACCTCTTGGCAAGGACTTCGAAGAGCTACACAATCACGTTTCCAAACGGCATGACGTGGACGTTTACAGGTTACCCGAAGTCTTTTGAGACAGATTCACCGGTAGATGGAAAACTGGGATTCAGCGCAACATTCAGAGTAACAGGTAAGCCTGTTCTCGCAAGTACATAAGGAGGGATTGAATGAGTTTAGTTCCTGTCCAATTGGATAAAGAACGACATCTTCGATTGACGCTTAATTCGATGATCGAGTTCGAAGAACTGACAGGGAAAAGCATCATGCAAGGGTTCACGGAAATCAGCATGAAAGAGATGCGCACGTTGCTCTGGCTTGGGCTGAAATGGGAAGATGCAGAACTCACCGAAGAAATGCTTGGTGATCTTGTTGATCTTTCAAACATGACCGAAGTGGCCGGAGCGATAAGACAAGCACTCCCGGGAAACCCTACCAAAGGCCCAGCCAATTAAAAAAACTCTGGGCCTTCGCAAGAGCAAATCTCAAACTAAGCCAAGATGAGATAGAAACCCTCCCGGTAACAGACCTCTTTCTCCTATTAGACCAGTACGAGAACCACGAAAAGAGGGCGGATGCAAGAGCCGCCCTCATTTCTATGATACTGGCAAATGCTTTCCGAGGAAAGGGAAAGAAGGTTTACAAGTTGGAAGACTTCATGCTTGGCGGGAAGAAGAAACGCGAACCTAAGAAGAAACAAAGCATAGAGGAAATGGTGACTATGGTAGAAATCCTAAACGCGGCTTTTGGCGGCAAGGTGGTGAAGAAAGATGGCAGTAGCTGATCTGTTAGTCAAGATTGGAGCTGATATACAGGAATTTCAAAAGTCAATGAAAGAAGTAGGCAGCTCAATCGAAAGCTCGGGGCAGAAAATGCGAAGCCTTGGCATGTCTTTGACTGCCTCTGTAACTGCACCAATAGTTGGTGTTGGGGTTGCCGCCTTCAAAGCCTCGACCGACTTTAACGAAGCAATGGCAAACGTGGCGACTCTGATTCCTGGTCAGAAAGAAAGAATTAACGACTTGAAAGATACAGTTCAGGATATGGCCATCGAGTTCGGTAAAAGCACACAGGATCTCGCGGGAGGTTTGTATCAAATTATTTCCGCTTTTGGTGATACTGCCGATACAGTCAAGATTCTTGAAATCAACACTCAAGCGGCCGCTGCTGGGCTTTCAACAGTCAACGAAGCCGTTGCTCTCACCTCTGCAATAACAAAAGCGTATGGTGATACCTCTGCCGAAGCTGTGCAAAAAGTTTCTGATCTCGCATTGCAAACCGTAGTTATGGGGCAAACTACATTCCCGGAACTTGCCAATGCTATGGGAAGAGTTACTCCGATAGCAGAAGCCTTAAATGTTACACAAGAGGAACTCTTCGGTACTATGGCAACCCTAACAGGAGTTACAGGCGGGACTAATGAAGTTGTAAGCCAATTGAGAATGGCGTTCCAAGCTATTATGAAGCCTACCGCAGATATGCAGATGGCCTTGAGCGGTGTTCTTGCACAGCTTGTTGAGCAGGGAAAAATAACTGGGCCTCTCGCTGATGAATATAAGAACCTCCAGAAAAGAGCTTTAGAACTCAGTGAAGCTATGCTCAAAGCCGAAGAAGCAGGTGATACAACTCAATACAATCAACTCAAAAAAGCTCTTGAAGAGAACGCAAAGGCGCAAGGTGAATTAGCCGCAAGCGCGGGACCTACAATCGTTGAGTTGCTTGGCTTGCAAGATGCTCTCGGCTTGATAGCTAATCAAGCTCAAGGAAATACAAATACTCTCGGCAAGATGTTTGGTTCTGTCGAGGGGTTGAATGCCGTGCTTGCCTTAACAGGCCCACAGGCTGATATGTGGAATGAAAAGGTTGGAGCAATGGGAGATGTTGCAGGAGCAACAACTGCCGCTTTTGAAGAACAAATGGAGGGTGTTAATGCTGCCGGTGTTACATGGGAGCAATTAAAAGAAAAGTTTATAGTTGTTGCTCAAAAAATTGGAGATGCTCTTATGCCGGCTTTGGTTGCATTGATGGATGCTGCAGAACCGCTTTTAGACATAATTAAGTCTATTGCAGAATGGTTTGGTAATCTTCCTGATCCCATTAAAAAAGCAACCGTAGGATTTGCTGCTATGGCTGCTGCGATTGGGCCTATCCTCACAATAGGTGGGCAATTTCAAATGACAATTGGGAAAATTATTACGGTTTTAAGTGGAAGCAAAGGATTAAGCGCTGCATTAAAAGGCATACCAGCTCTTATTGGGAACATCGGAACAGCATTTAAGACCGTAGGCAATGTGATCTGGGCATTTGTAACAAGTCCTGCAGGTGCATGGATGCTTGCAATTGGCGCAATTATCGGAGCTGTTACTTTAATAATAACTCACTGGGAAGAGATAGCAGGTTTCTTCAAAGGCTTATGGGAAGGTATCTCAAACGTTGCATCTCAGGCGTGGGAAGGAATTAAGTTTGTTTTGACGGCTGCTTGGGAAGGTTTAATCGCGAGCGGGAAAGTTCTCTGGAATGGTTTCAAGGATTTCTTTGGTGACTTGTGGGAAGGAATTAAAGACATAACAGCCAAAGCATGGGATGGTATCTCAAACGTTGCATCTCAGGCGTGGGAAGGAATTAAGTTTGTTTTGACGGCTGCTTGGGAAGGTTTAATCGCGAGCGGGAAAGTTCTCTGGAATGGTTTCAAGGATTTCTTTGGTGACTTGTGGGAAGGAATTAAAGACATAACAGCCAAAGCATGGGATGGTATCAAAAGCGTTCTAGGTAAGGCATGGGAAGGAATCAAGAGTATGGCGGAGAGTATCTGGGGAGGCATTTCTAGCTTCTTTGGCGGTATATGGGATACCATCACAGGTAAAGGTAAAGCTTCAGAAATAGAGGCCGTGAAGCAGGAAATAGGTTTCGACAACTATGCGGATACTGCTGATACTCTTGAATATCATACGATTCCGGAGCTTGAACTACCGGGCTTTGATACTCAATCTTTGAACGATTTTGGCAATGAAATGAGCAATCTTGGAGCGAACCAGATTGTGATTGATATTCACGATAATAAGATCTCGGATGAATTGGATATAGAAAAGATTGGAGATAAGCTTGTTCAAAGGCTGTATCGGGCAGGTGTTGCGTAATGGCTGTGACATTCAAGATTGACTCGACTGACAGAACGACTTGGTTACACATAAAAACCGTTAAAATAACTCTTAATCTTGGAGCTAGAGGTGTGATGAGTTGCCATCT